ACGTCCATATCCACGTTCCACGAACGCGGATCGATAGGCACCCACTTATTGCGAAGGCGGATAACCCGTTCCCGGTCTTGGTGGCGGTTCAGCGTGGTCAACGCCAGCTTGGCAAGCTTTCGCCAGCCTTCCGCCATGTTGCGGACCATCAACTCAACACGCGCACGCGCCGAATTTGCCGCCTCATCCACAGCCCGTGCCGTCTCACCCTGAAGCACAGAGCCGTCAAGCCCGCCCGCAAGGTCGTTCACACCCGACCGGGACGCAAGGATCTGATCAATGTACTGCATCATCGGGAAGGCTTGCGCGCCGTTCCACGATGTCGTCAGTTCCATGATGTGCTGCGAAGGCGGGCCATCGGTGCGGATCATGCCGCCCGGCTCAAGGCTCAGCAGATCGTCAAGTTCGACAGACCCCTGATTAACCGCCCGCTGCGGATACAGGCTGACATACAGCCCATTCATCATCACACGCCAAAGAGCGGTCTTCAGTTCCTGAATATCCTTGACCAGATCGGCAAGCGCCCACCCGTAGAACCGATGCGGAAGGCGAACCGCGCACAGATCGGCGAACGGCAGTTCTTCGACCGGCTCGTTGTCCAGAATCTCCGTGCTCGTGCCGCCACCAAGGACCGTCACGCGGCGAAGTTCCGACAGACCGTCGTTATCCCAATCGACCTTCAGGTAGCACTCATAGACCCAGATGCGCCGCTGGTTCTCGTCCGTCTCGCCGTCCCATTCCTCGGAATATTCCAGATCGTCGTTGCGCTCTTCAGCCTCGTCCAGAAACCAATCATCGTGCTCGCTGGCACGGCGCACCTTCTCTTCGTCGTAACCGTCAGCAATCAATTCCTCGACGCTGCGGGCCTGCCGATGGCAGCAGAAATAGAACGTGCTGTCGTCCAGGCTGATCGACCGGGCGCGGCGGTTCACAAGAAACTCTTCAGGCGGCACCGCTTCCCAGCGCAACCGCTTCTTGATGAAATTGCGGCGGATCTTCACGTCATGCACGGCACGGACGGGCGCACCCATCATGCCCATTGCCATCGCCTGCTCAGGCTCCGCAAGCTGCCCACCAGCTTCCGCATATGCCGTGTGCTCTAGAACCTCAACGTCATCATCGGAGACCAGCGCGACGAACTCTTCCTCGCCAAGACCGCTGTAGTTCTCCTCCTTGACCTGCTGAGCCTCGTCCCACCAGACCTTGACCACCGATGTATTGGTGATCAGCGCCGACTTCATCCAGTCCTGCCCGATGCGGAAACCGTCGTTGTCCCGCATCAGACAGAAGTTCACATAATCGGTCGCCTGATCCGCGTACTCGTCGTCCTCCGGTCCTTCCGGCTCGAACGTGAACACCTGATCCGATTGCAGGAACGTCCGCACCAGCGACGGCATGACGGCTTCCACCGTCTCCATCACGTCGCGGGACATGACCTGCGACTGGCCTTCTACCTCGTTGCCGTACGGCTCGCCTTCATAGCGCGCGATGTTGTCCGCGCGCATTGAAGACAGTTGATCCGAGTCATAGCCGAGAGCACCACGGATCTGCGACGCCACAATGGCCCGCAGGCGGTCCTCGTCCAGCCGGTCAGCCATCAAGCGGCCTCATCCTTACGCGGGCGACCAGGGCCACGCTTCTGCTCAACCAACTGATCAAGCTTGGCCTCGATGCGATCCAGCCGCTCGGCAATCGCCCTCTGCTGCATCTCAATGCGCTTGAAGTGCGTCAGGTTGATACCGTCCACATTCATCTTGTCACCTGTCGTCTGTTAAATGACCCAGCGAAGGTCACGCTTCGGCATCGCCTTGCGCGGGCGGGCTTTACTCAGCGCCTCGCACATCAGCCCAAACGCATCCGCATAGTGGCTGGTCCAGTCGTGCAGCGGTCGCGGGCGGAACACCCGTCGCTTGTCGTCGTAGTCGTATCGGTATTGCCTCAGAGCCTTCAGCCCGTCCGCTGTCTTGTCCTGATCAAACCAGACGCGATCAAAGGACATACGCGCGGCGTTGATGCGGTCCTCCGGAGAAGTCCGGGGCATCACGGTCGGATTTATACCAAGCGAGCGAAGCGTTTCTGACCGGGTGGTCCCCGTCCCTAGCTCCCTCACCTCCACATCGTGCGGAAGAAAGTGCTTCCCGTAGCTGTACGGCTTCGACTTCAGGGCGTTCGCGTACCAGTCCAGACCCACGCCGTTTTGCTCGATACATTCCAGCACCCGAACTTCGCGACCGACTTCCTGCCAGAACCAGATCGCCGTGGTGTCCGCCATGCCCAAGTCCCAGGCGGTATGCACCTCGACGCCCCGCTCCCACGGGACCGACACGATGCGCTCCTGTGCCCGCTCTATCTCGTCACCGTAGACCGCGCCGATGATGGCTGCGGCAAAGGAACACTCAAACTCCTGCGCATATTGCGCCTTGGTCATCGCCCGCTTGGCTTCGGCAAGCTCCGCCTCGGGTATCAGGCCAGTTTCGCTCGCCCGGTACATTGAGGCGAACCAAGCGTCGCCGCCTTGCTTGGCGTACTCGAACACGTCGAAAAACTGATTTTCCCCCATCGGCGTACCGATGAAGATTGCCCAGCCCTCACGATCAGCCAGCGCGGGGCGAACGATCTCAGCCCATACACGCGGCGACATCTGCGCGAACTCATCGAGGATAACGCCGTCGAAGTATTGCCCCCGAAGCGCGTCCGCGTTGTCAGCGCCAAACAGCGTGATCCGCGCACCATTCGGCAGATCAGCGCGTAGCTCAGCCTCGTTGAACTCTGTCCCGATGATTGGCCGGGTGAATTCCTTCACATAGTCCCAGGCCACCGTCTTTGCCTGTGACCGGAACGGCGCGATGTAAGCGTAGCGCGGCCTGTCCCGCCGGCACTCTACCGCCTTGCGGATTGTCTGGTTAATCGCGAACACCGTCTTGCCGAAGCGACGATGACATACCAGGACGTTGAAGCGTTTGAGGGATCGATGAAGGTCACGCTGCTGTGGGCGCGGCGTATAGGGGATTACGATGTCAGCCATTTGCCCTTATAGGACTGCTGCGGATCGTCTGGGTCTTCAATGCGGCCCTTGCCGCGCATCGCGATTAACTTCTTGTGCCTGTTCCAGTCTCGCACATGCGCATTGTGATGCTTCAGACTGCGAAACCTCACGATATGTGCGGTTGGCTCACTGTGCGAAACCCAGCCCAGCGGGATTATGTCGCCATTGTGTTCTGCGGTCAGATGGAACCGATCGAAATCACCTAGGCCCGCGAAGCGGCGCGATCTTTGGACCTGTCGATAGGCGTTTGTGTACGCCGCCCGGCAATCTTGGATCGTCAAGCCGCCCTTCATTCTCCCGCCCACCGGATGCGCATTTCCATCGGCTGGTCGGCGTCGCCCATATGCGTCATCTGCGCCAAGTCGGGCAAAGACTTCTTCAGCAGGATCTCAATCGACCGAACCTGCGAGTTGTCTAACTCGACCTTACCAAACGCATGATCCGTAAGGCGGTTGATTAGCTGACTTGTCTGGATTTTCTTGCGCGTTTCGTCATCGTGACGAACCTTGCGCGTTCGTGCTGCCATTGTGCCAGTCCTCGAAGGATTGTTGGCTCAAACGAAAAAACCCCGCCGATGTCGGCAGGGCTTGTGCTTGACACAATTGTTTGATTTCACCATCCCCAAGGTACATCAAGGGTTACTGCGGGGTCAAGGGGTTTGTTTTGACGCTACGAAAGCAGCAGCCTGAAGCACGAAAGCCGTCCCCATGGTTTGCAGACCGGGACGGCTCTCGCTTGAAACCACTTCTCTGAGGAGAAGAAAGAATTTTATACGCCAAATCTGATTATTTTGCAACAAAATCATGTGATTTAGTCGCTGCCCCATTCGCCCAACAATATGTCGATGTGCGTTTTCAAATGGGCCATCTCCTGCGCACCATTTTGATGCGCGTGAATTTTAACCGCGTCGCACGCATCCATAGCCAAACACAAAAGCTTATCCATCTCGATTAGAAGTGTTATTGGAACTTCTTTGTAACCCCAATCAATTGCAGCCATCACGCAGCCTCCCTAATCTGAAACACTTCACACAGCTGGTTTAGCCCTTCCCTCAAAGCATTCCGTAGCCGGTCGCCCAGCATCGACTTGTCCATGACCCGGCTTGGCCCCTCGTCCACACACACCGTCTCGATGGCGGCTTGTGCGATAGGCGTCAGGCTTTCGATTGCGCGACGGCAGGCAATGTACTCACGGGTCACGCGGTCAGCGACTACCGGGTCGATCTCGTTACCGGCCCCCGGCTTGGCCTGTCGCGTGCCGTCCCTCACACCTTTGATGAGCCGCCACCGATGCACCACCTTACCATATCGCTCGCCAGCGTCTCTCTGTGAGCGGGTGATGAGGCTTTGCGCGAAGAGCATTTCGAGCGGCAGACCGGCGCGGTTCGTCATCAGCGTCTTGTCGTCCAGGTCCGGCATGGCTTGCCTCCGGTGTGCGAGAATTTCGGGCGTGCAGGCTGGCCCCGTGTCTGTCGGCTTGCGGTCGCCGCTGGCGTAGCGTTCGGGGACTGAGGGAGGCTTGATGCGCGGGCGACGGTGGGATTTCTTGGTGCGGGCCATCAGCTATTCGCCTCCCTCGGCACATACCCCGATGGTGCCTGCATGGTCATGCGGCGGTCTGGCGTGACCTTCAGGCTGGCGAAAGCGCGTTCCCCCATAGCCTGCGCAAACCGCTCGTCAGCGCGTGTCCGTGCGGCGTGGCGTGCCGCCTGCTGAACGTGGTAGCCGCGTGGAAGGTCTTTGAGCAGCTCCGGGTCCATCCAGCCCTCGCACCAGTCGCGGATGGTCTCGACCCGTTTGCCGATCGCCTTCCCGATTTGCGTCCACGTCTTGCCCTGTCGGCGCAGTTCTTCGATCTGGTCGCGGTACGGTGTCAGTTGACGATCTGCGGCGTTCATCGCTGCTTCCCCCGTCGCATGATGCCTTGTGGCTCAATCCGCTCCGGTGTGTCGCGCATCCATGCAAGCTGGAATGTCCGGTCGCCGTCGCGCTTCTGGCACATGATGGCGCGGCCTGCTTTGTAGTGCTCTTTCGCTTCCTTCAGCGTCATGGCGGCACCGGGCCAGTCATCCCAGCGCATGGATTTATGCCACTGTACGGACACGATGTGCGGTTCGAACCATTCGGTCATGCTGCTTCTCCCATGATCATGCGGCGGGCGTATTCC